CATTGATAATGAGTTGCTAGGAGATGAATCTGATGGAGTTACTGATGACGGAATCAGCACTGTTCAAGGAATCACTCAAACCCTTACTATGGTTGGAAATGCAGTTAGTGCATCTGCAATTTCCGGAATTGTAGTAGGTGGGGTAAGAAAGTTCACTATCACCAATAGAGGTGGTGGGTATGGTATGATTCCTGCAGTGCAAGTATCTTCTGCACCTGTAGGAGGAGTAACAGCAGTTGGTATTGCATCAATGATCGGTGGAATAAATGTTTGCAATCTTAATGCAAACCCAAGACTTCAATCAGTTCAAAGAGTTGATGTTACAAACGCTGGATCGGGATATACAACCCCACCATCAGTGACTTTTAGTACTACCGATAATACTGGTTCTGGTTCTGCTGCAACTGCATCTATTACTGAAATTGGTGGTGTTGGTATAGTAACTTTATCGAATTCTGGTGGAGGATTTGTTGAACCACCATTAGTAACATTCTCAAGACCAAAACATGTTGGAGCAGCGGCAACAGCAACTTTAGATTCTCCAATAGTTGGTGGAGGTGTAAGTGTAACTTCCGCAACTATTAGTATCGGTGGAACTAAGTATCTATTCCCTGGAGGAACAACTGGTGGCGTATTCTATAAGGAAGCACCAGCAGTTACATTCTCTTTACCAACAGGAACGGGAAATGAGGCAGAAGCAACCGCAACTCTTGATGATATCAATCTAACTGGAGGAACAGTAGCAACACTTGGATTAACCACTGGAGGTAAATTCTATACTAGTGTTCCAACAGTAACAATCTCACATCCAGGAACAAGTTTTGCATCAGCAACTATAGGAATTGCTGGTTCATCTATTAATCCAGGTTCTATTGCATTTAGTACTACCGGTAGAGCATACACAACTGCACCTACTGTGGCAATCTCTACATCTGGAGTAATGGATGCTCCAACTCAAGTTGCTGTTGGTATTGCAACAATTCATCCAATAACCGGTATTGTTACAGCAGTATCTTTCAATACATCAGATTCTTGGGCAACTGGAACAGGAGCAACAATTGGTGCTGGATATACAGTAGCACCTACAATTTCTTTCTCTGGAAATCCATCACCAGTACAAGCAACTGCTAGTGTTACCGTGTCCGTTGCTGGTACTGTAAGTACCATTAGTATTGGAAATAGTGGATTTGGTTACTTAACGACTCCAACAGTCTCTATTGGGTCTCCCGGAGGTGCTGATGAGCAGTTTAGAGCACTTGGTGTTGCAACTATAAGATCTACTTCAATCAAAACTGGGGGAACACTTGGTATTGGATCTACTTCAATTACTGGTGTCACAACTACAAATATTATAGTTGGTGATAGAGTAAGACTCGGTGTTGGTTATAGTGATCTATATAATTTTATACCTACAGATACTTTTGTTACCGCAATTGAGTCAAATACAATATTCATGAACAATGCGGCAACTAACGTTGGTATTGCAACATCAGTATTTGAGTTTGGTATAGCAAATTGTGGTGTTGTTACAGGAATTGCAGTTACGTTTGGCGGTGGTGGATACTTATCACCTCCCATTGTTTCTATTTCCAATACTGTTGGTGATAAGAACTATATCGACCAAGTAGTTGGGGTAACAACTGCTACAGGAGTATCTGTTATTAGTGCAGCAGGAACGGTAACTAGTATTAGATTAACTGATGGAGGAAATAAATATATACTTACTCCAACTATTACCATTTCATCTGCTGGTTCTGGAGGATCTGGAACTTTCTCCTTCAATGAAATTGTTACTGGATCTGTTAGTGGAACAACAGGTAGGGTTAGGGTTTGGAATGCGACAACTAACAATCTTGAACTTGGAACGGTTGATGGAGAGTTTTCTATTGGAGAAAATATAGTTGGTTCTACATCAGGAGCTTCTTATCAACTTAGAGTTGTTGATATTCAACCTGCTGATGATGGATTTGCGGATAATATTAACATTGAAATCGAAGCAGATTCTATATTAGATTTCTCAGAACAGAATCCTTTCGGCACTCCCTAAATAAAAACACACAATAGTGTCAAGATTTGTAGGATTAAACTATGTTTGAATATTTTTACAACGAAATATTGAGAAGAACCATCATATCTTTTGGTACACTTTTTAACAATATTTCAATTAAGAAGTCTGATTCTGATGATGATGTGTTTAGTGTTATCAAAGTTCCTCTTTCATACGGTCCTACTCAAAAATTTCTTGCAAGATTAGAGCAATCTCCAGATTTAAACAAACCCTTTGCCATTACGTTGCCAAGGATGTCGTTTGAGTTTACTGGATTAACATATGATCCAGCTAGAAAAGTAACGACAACTCAAACCTTTAAGGTAAAGGATCCTAATGATGGATCTGAGACAAAGAAATCTTACATGCCAGTTCCATATAATATGGCATTTGAGTTGAGCATCATGGCAAAATTAAATGATGATGCACTTCAGATTGTGGAGCAAATTTTACCATATTTTCAACCAGCATATAATTTATCTGTAGAATTAGTAGAAGCATTACAAGAAAAAAGAGATATTCCTGTAGTATTAGAAAATATTACAATGTCCGATGAATACGAAGGAGACTTTAGTTCAAGAAGAGTTCTTCTTTATACTTTGAGATTTACTGCAAAAACTTATATGTTTGGACCTTCCACCAAGGTTTCCAAAGATATCATCAAAAAGGCAACTGTCAGTTATCTTACTGGCAAAGATTCCTCAAGTGCATCAAGAGAAATGTCTTACTCTGTTACACCAAGAGCAATCAAAAATTATACAGGAGATATTGAAACTACTCTTGCGGGAGATATTACTGCCAAATCAATTTACATTGAAGTCGCTGATGCAAGTGGACTTATTGCTGATTCTTATATCAATATCGGTGATGAAGAAATTTACATTAAATCTGTTACTGGTAATAAATTAACAGTTAGACGTGGAGAGGATAATACAATAGCAGCATCGCATGTTAATGGTGCAGATATTAAGAAAATTACTCCTGCTGATAATGCACTTGTCGAATCTGGTGATGACTTTGGTTTTGATGGTACATTCTGATGGTTATGACAAAAAACTTTAACAAACTCAACGAGACTTTTGACACTTCAGACTCGGGTGATGTTGTTCAACCAGAAGTAATTAGAGATAAAATTGAAAAAGTAAAGGAAGGTGTTGATGATATCAAAAAAGATTATGAATATACTAGAGGTAATCTTTACTCCATTATAGAAAAAGGACAAGAGGCATTAAACGGTGTTCTTGAACTTGCACAAGAAAGTGAAATGCCAAGGGCATATGAAGTTGCAGGTCAGTTAATTAAAAACGTTGCTGATGCTACAGATAAACTATTAGATCTTCAAAAGAAACTTAAAGACGTGGAAGCAGAGGATAAGATCAAAGGACCATCAACCGTCAACAACGCTTTATTTGTTGGGTCTACTGCGGACTTGGCAAAAATGCTAAAAGATGGACTTAAAGAGGATCCTAAATAAATTGGAAGGGAGAGAAATCCCGAAGTATTAATGTACTAATAAAATGTCAAAGGATTTACCCTCATATGAGGATTTTGATGGAGATGAAAGTCTCCCATCAATAGAAGATTATATTACAGAAGAGAACGCAGAGGAACTCCCTTCTGTAGAAGATTATATCGAGATAGAAGAAGAAACACAAACTATTGAGGATGCTGACGGGAATGCGTTTGCAGAAGTAAAGGATATTATCCCACCATTTCCCGAATTAATTCGTCTGATTAATGATGTTAGAAAAGACATCCCAGACATTCCAGAAGTCAAATATTATGATAGAGAACTTGAAGATCTTGCGGAACAGATTTCTCAACTTCCAGAAGTCAAATATTATGATAGAGAAGTAGAAGCAATATGTAGTCAGATTGATCTGGTAAGAGAACAGATTAAAGATCTTCCAGAAGTCAAATATTATGATGAACAGGTAAACTCTATTGAAGACAGAATTGATAGTCTTCAAACAGATGTAGTTAATTTACCAGAAGTAAAATATTATGATGCGGAGATTGAGGCAATTTGTGGGGCTATTGATGAGGTAAAAGCATCGATTCCAAAATTCCCTAAATGGGTCAATGAAATAAATGAAGTTCCAGACTTCTCTTGGATTGGTAAAACTTTCAGTGTCATCGATGATGACTTTGTAAAAGTTAGTGATAAAATTGAGGGGTTAAGAGGAAAGATTGAATATGATATAGAACAACTTTCTGAAGACGTAGAAGCAAAATATTTTAACAATACTACTAAGATTAACTCAGATATTATTAATCTTGACGGAAAAGTAAATGAACGTATTAACGAAGAGAAAGATAAGATTTGGAAGGAATTGAGATCTTCATCACTAAAAATATGGGAATACCATAAAGAATTTAAAGATGATGATCGCAAACTAAAGAAACAAATTATTGGAGAATATAATCAACTCAAGAAAAACCTTGACAAAGAACTAAAGGAAATTAACTACACCAGTGTAAAAACTGATGAGTTACTTCTCAAGTATTTTACTGAGTTAAAGGAAGAAATTTCTGAACTTCCAGAAGTTAAGTATTATGATAAAGATATTGATTATGTAAAGTCTGACATCAAAGGTCTTTATAAAATTATTGAGGACATAAAGTCTTCTCAAAATAAACTGCAAGAGGAGCAAAAACTTTTAGCAGAAACCAATGTTCCCCTTGGAGAAGATCCCCCTGATACAAAAAATTCTGATCCATTAACTCCTCTAGATCAGAATTTTGTTACTCTAGATCAATTACAACAACATTATAAAAGATTTGTAGAAAGAGTACAATATCAACTTGGATCTATCGGTGGTGGTGGTGCAGGATTCATCAAAGACCTTGATGACGTAGATATCTCAGGATTAGAGGATGGATATGTCCTTAAATGGAATAGTGCATCAAATAAGTGGAAACCAGAAGAAGCTGGTGGTGTTGGTGCAGGTGGAACATGGGCATCTAACACCATCGGAATCAGCACTACTAAGAATGTTGGTATTGGAACCACAACTGCTAAGTCGGGTGTTGCACTATTCGTTGCAGGTGATATTGAAGCAACAAACGTCAACGTTGCTGGAACAATCACATATGAAGATGTAAAAAATGTTGATTCTCTTGGTATTGTAACTGCAAGAACTGGAATTAATGTTTTAGCAGGTGGCATCAATGCAGTTGGTGTAGTTACTGCTACTAAAGTACATATTGGTGTTGATACTGGTTTTTATAATGAAGACCTGGTTGTAAATGGTGATGCAAGAGTCACTGGAATTTTAACAATTGGTACAGGGTCAATTACTCTTGATCCAAATGAGAAAAAACTTACCGGTATTGATGAAATAATCATTGGTACTGCTACCACGGTTAGAATACACCAAGATACTTCTGGAGAAGTTGTTTTTAGTGATAGGCAAGGAAAGCAAGCATCTGTTGGTATTGGCACA